GTGCTTTTGGTCCAGGAGCACTTGGAACTAATGATACAACCAATAGATCCACTCCAGTTACAACATTTGCTGGAGGAACTAATTGGAAACAAGTGAGTTGTGGAGCACAACAAACAGCAGCAATCAAGACTGATGGAACTTTATGGACTTGGGGATATGCTCTAGCTACTGGTGCTAATACATCTACGAGTAGATCCACTCCAGTCACAACATTTGCTGGAGGAACCAATTGGAAACAAGTATCTAATAGTCCAAACGCATATTTTTTCGCAGCAGTCCAAGCAGGCATCAACGCAGAATACCCACTCTCATAAATATCTAAAAAATAACGATGGAAATAGCACTCATTCATAATAACTCACTAGAACTTGGTCCTTTTGGATTGAATGTTTATTATATCAATCAAGAGTTAGAAGAACTTGAAGTAGAAGAACGAGTATCTTCTCAAAGTTTTTCTAATCTTCCTATTCATTTTAGTGATGGACTTACTCATCTTCTTCCAATAGAAAAAGTAATTCCGGAGAATGATCCAAAGTATCAAAATGTTGGAAACTTTACTTGGGAAATCATTGAAGAAGATAATGTTCCTACTAAAGTTCTACTAACTTATCCGATTACTGATAAGACTTTAGAAGAAGTCAAAGAACTTCGTAAGCAAGAAGTTTCTCCTTATAGAAGGGAAAAAGAAAATACTACAATCACTCTTACAATCAATGATACTGTTGTAGAAGTATCAACAGCAAGAGAAGAAAGGATTCTTTTATCAGCAAAACTTTCAGCATCTCCAGGACCTCATAATTTCAAATTCAAAAATACTTGGTTAGAAATTACTACAGAAGAACTTCAATATATTCTCAATCAAATTGATATAAAAGTTCAAGAAGCATTTGATTGGGAACTAGCAAAACTTCAAGAGATTGATGCTTGTGAGACGATTGATGATGTTTATGCTGTTGTAGTTCGTGAACAGGTTGAAGAATTTGAAATGTTGGAAAGATTTGGACTACCAATAGAGGAATAAAATGAGTTCAGTAAGAGTTACTACTAATTTCAAAGATAACAATAATGTTGATTTAGGTGATAAATTAGTCACCAAAGATTATTTGATTAGTGTTTATCCTGAAATTGGACAACAGATTGGTATTCCTCCAGAATTGTGGACTTGGGGTACTGGAACTTCTGGACAACTAGGAAATGATACTATAACCAATAGTTCTACTCCAGTCACCACATTTGCTGGAGGAACTAATTGGAAACAAGTTGCTGGCGGTGATAATCATACAGCAGCAATCAAGACTGATGGAACTTTATGGACTTGGGGACTTAATAGTACTGGACAACTTGGAAATAATGATACAACCAATAGATCTACACCAGTAACTACATTTGCTGGAGGAACTAATTGGAAACAAGTGAGTTGTGGAGATATTCACACAACAGCAATAAAGACTGATGGAACTTTATGGATTTGTGGTTCTGGAGGTAATGGAAGACTTGGAGTAAATGATACATCAAATAGGATAACTCCAGTTACTACATTTGCTGGAGGAACTGATTGGAAACAAGCGAGTAATGGAGCAAAACACACAGTAGCAATCAAAACTGATGGAACTTTATGGACTTGGGGGTATAATTTTGATGGTGAATTAGGAACTAATGACACAACTCAAAGAAATACTCCAGTCACTACATTTGCTGGAGGAACTGATTGGAAACAAGTGAGTAGTGGTCTTTATAGTCTAGCAGCGATCAAGACTGATGGAACTTTATGGACTTGGGGGTGGGCGTTTAACGGGCAACTTGGAAACGAACAAATATCAGGAACCTCACTAACTCCAATTACAACATTTGCTGGAGGAACCAATTGGAAACAAGTGAGTTGTGGTGGTTATTTATTCCAAACAGGAGGTGGTGCAGCAATCAAGACTGATGGAACCTTATGGACTTGGGGTACTATTTCTGGCGTTCCAAATTATTATAGACCCACTCCAGTTACCACATTTGCTGGAGGAAACAACTGGGCTGATACACCAACATCAGATCCAGAAGATCTTTATACTATAAGTGCTGGACAATTTCATAGTGCAGCGATTAAGACCGATGGAACCTTATGGACTTGGGGACTTAATAGTACTGGACAATTAGGAACTAATGATCTAACCAATAGATCCACTCCAGTCACCACATTTTCTGGAGGAACTGATTGGAAACAAGTGAGTAGTGTAGGTAGGCATACAACAGCAATAAAGACTGATGGAACTTTATGGACTTGGGGATTCAATGGTGTTGGACAACTAGGAACTAATGATACAACTCAAAGAAACACTCCAGTCACAACATTTGCTGGAGGAACTAATTGGAAACAAGTAAGTTCTGGATTTAATCACACGGCAGCAATCAAGACTGATGGAACTTTATGGATTTGGGGTACTGGAGCTAGTGGAAGACTTGGAGTAAATGATACATCAAATAGGATAACTCCAGTCACTACATTTGCTGGAGGAACCAACTGGAAACAAGTTTCTTGTGGAGTAAATCATACAGCAGCAATCAAAACCGATGGAACTTTATGGACTTGGGGAATCAATAGTACTGGACAACTAGGAACTAACGATACAACTCAAAGAAACACTCCAGTCACTACATTTGCTGGAGGAACTAATTGGAAACAAGTGGGTTGTGGAACCGCACATACAGCAGCAATCAAAACTGATGGAACTTTATGGACTTGGGGTAATGGATCTTTTGGACAACTAGGAACTAATGATACAACCAATAGATCCACTCCAGTCACCACATTTGCTGGAGGAACTAATTGGAAACAAGTAAGTTCTGGAAGCGCACATACAGCAGCAATCAAGACTGATGGAACTTTGTGGGTTTGGGGTTCTAATGCTTTTGGACAATTAGGAACTAATGATACAACCAATAGATCCACTCCAGTCACTACATTTGCTGGAGGAAACAACTGGAAACAAGTAAGTGGTGGTATTAGTCATACAGCAGCACTTTCAGATGATGGAGTCAATAAAGAATTGTATTTGTTTGGAATAAACACTTCGTATCAATTAGGTGTTCCAGATACTTTTGCTATTCCAAATCAAGTTATTGGAGAATTTACAAATTGGAAGCAAGTGAATCGTAAAGGTAACGTTATAGGAGCAATCAAGACTGATGGAACTCTATGGACTTGGGGGTCGAATAGTAATGGACAATTAGGAACTAATGATTTAGAAGATAAACCTACTCCAGTAACTACATTTGCCGGAGGAACTAATTGGAAACAAGTGAGTGGTGGAGCTAAGCATACAGCAGCAATCCAATCAGTAGACTTCTAAAGTTTCTAATAAATACCTCAAGATACATTCAATATTCTTTATGAATCCTCTTGAGTTGGTTACAAAAACTTTGTATTCTTTCAATGAAAAAGAACTTACATCACAAGTTCTCCAAGCATTTGGTAAGAGAGCAGAAACCTTTGAGCAATATAATGATGTTGCCAAGATTTTTTTTGAAATAAAAGATTTCTCAAATGCTATCATTTATGGTGAAAAGGCACTCAAACTCACAACAACCAAAGAAGAAAACTATACCACAACAAAAAATCTGATCAACGCTTATAATCAAAACAACTATCCAGAAAAAGCAATTACTCAGATTTCTAAAATCAAAGCACAAAATCCTCAAGATATTGAACTTCTTCTTGAGGAAACTTTTTCATATTCTGCTATCAATCAAAAAGAAAAAGCAGAGAAACTCTTATTCAATCTCCTTCAAAGAAAACTACCAGAAGAAATAGAACGAAAGGCATATCATAATCTTTCGGGACATTATTTCAGGAAAGATGATATTCATACAGGACTTCAACATTTTCTCAAAGCAGGAGAAGTAGAAGCATATAAAAACAGACAACTTCCACCATTTCCAAAATGGGACGGAACACCAGAACCAGGAAGAACTATTATTATTGATAGTCAGTGTGGTGCTGGTGATGAAGTTATTCATATTCGTTTTATGAAGCACCTAAAAGAACTTGGAATGAATCCAATCTGGACAACAACCAGAAAAGATATTCAAGAACTTTTTAACTATAATGGTTTCCGTACTGAACTTGTATGGGATAATCCAGAGTTTCCAGATAATGCTTGTTGGGTTTATGCTCTTGCTCTTCCTTATTATCTCAACCTCAAAGTAGAAGATTTAGGACAAACTCCATATCTCAAACCACTACCAGAAAAAGAACAGCACTATTCTTATCTACAAGAAGATCAAAAGTATAAGATTGGAGTATTCTGGAATTCTGGATCTGGTTTTGAACAGGCACATTTTCGTTCAATTGATGCTGATGATTTATTCAAAGTTCTATCAAAAAATAATTCATCATTATATTCACTTCAACTACCAGACCAACAACCACCAGAGTATTATGAGGTAAATACTTTTGATATTCCAAATCGTAATTTTACTGATACATTCTCACTCGTATCTCAAATGGATTTGGTGATTACTTCTTGTACTTCTATTGCCCACGTAGCAGCAGCACAAGGTAAAGAAGTTTGTGTGTTTGTACCAATTATGGAATATTATGTTTGGACAAGTAGCACAGGAAAGTCTTGGTGGTATGGAGATAATGTTCATCTGTTCAAGCAAAAGAAACCAAGAAACTGGGATGAACCTTTGAAGCAATTGAAGGAGTTTTTAAATGATAGAGGAGTATAACCTTTCTTTTCTCAATCTAAATACCATTAAGAACAAACTTCTTGAAATAGAAACCAGTTCTCACGGACTTGTAACCAAAGGTGTTTCTACTTATAATCACGGAATGCCTACTTTAATGTATCCAGAACTGACTGGATTGAAGAATGTCATCAAGCAATATGTTAGACTATATTGTAATAAGTATGAGATTCCACCTTTAAAGTTTATCAATAGTTGGTTTAATATTTCACAATCAGGCAATAAACTCAAGGCACATAAGCACGAAGAAAGTATTGTAAGTGGAGCATTTTATATTTCAGGAAAGACTCCTTTGATATTTCCAGATACAAAAGTAACTCCATATCCAGGACTCCTGGTTATTTTCTCAAGTGATTTGGTTCACTATACTGAAGAAGAGACAGAAGAAAGAATTATTATTAGTTTTAATACGGATTACCTATGAAATTTTTATTTTTGGTTGGTTCAGCACTCAAACATTTTCAAGAAGAAAAGTTTAGTGCTTATGATGAGCAACAAAGGTTTGAGCAAACACTAAAGACGATTGAATGTATAAGAGAAAAAGTACCAAACTCTTATGTGGTTCTATTTGAGTGCTCATCAAAACCAATTGATGAGAATCAAAAAGATGTACTCAAAGAAAAAGCAGATTTGTTTTTAGAATTTTATAACGAACCAGTACTCAAACAAATCTATGAGAATCTTGAGGAAAGACCAGAACTGATTACTTATGTAAAATCACTATTAGAAACCAGAGGATTATTAAATGCTCTTTATGTAATCAAGAAACATAACTTGTTTAATGATAGTCAAAGAGTATTCAAACTGACTGGAAGATACTTGTTGAATGAGTATTTTGATATTAAAGATTACGAATCAAAGTTTCTTGAGGAAAAATATGTAATCAAAAAATATGATTATCTTCCACAAGAAGCAGAGAACTTTGACGATAAAGAACTTGAGAATGTTTATGCATATCTTTATGGTGCTCAAGGTATGATGGTAACTGGTTTATGGTCTTTTGATCGTATGCTTTTTAATGAGATTGTTGAGTCACTTGAGAAAGCATTTGTTTATATGGAAAAGATGCTTCAATATACGGCAGGTACTGATGTTGAGCATTCTCTTTATAGATTTCTCAATAAGAAGAATGTAATTAGTATTCCAAATCTAGGTCTTACAACGATCAAAGGAATGGAAGGAGATAGTTATAAAATATGAAACTAGCAATCTTTTATCACATAGGACAAATTGGTATTGGTGCTTTTGTTTATATTAATCAGGTTCATAGACTTTATACTTCAGGATTAATCAAAGAAGCATCTCATATTCACTTTGGTGTGAATGGTACTCAAGAACTTTTTAATGTTCCAGAGAATACAGAGGTTGTTTATAATCAAAATCATAAGGAAGAAACAGAAACTTTGATGTCTTTAAAAGATTTTTGTAAAGAAAATCCTGATTATAAAGTTCTTTACTTTCATACTAAAGGTGTTACAAAAGAAAGTATCAATGCTGAAAGTTGGAGACTGATGATGGAATATTTTGTGATTGATAAATGGAAAGAGTGTGTAGAATATTTGAATGATTATGATGTTGTTGGAAGTAATCTTAAGATTTTAGGACCAACCACTTGGAGTGATGGAAGGCAATCGTGGGAAAAAGCAGGAACTCAACATTTTGTAGGAAACTTTTGGTGGGCAAATGCTTCTTATGTAAATACTTTAAATGATGAGTTCTTGAAGAGTAATTTTAGATTGGACCGTGAGTTCTGGATTGGTACTGGAAATGGCAAAATGAAATCTTTGTATCAACCAGAAGATTACGAACCTTATACATATTTTTATCAGGAGAAGGATTATGTTTCGTGAATGTGGAGATTGTACTGCTTGTTGTACTTGGTTGATTGGCGATTCCTTTGGGTGGAAGTTTGGTCAAGGGCAGTCTTGTAAGTTTTTAGAATGTAATGGATGTGGTGTCCACAAAGGACGACCAGAATCTTGTAGGAATTATCAGTGTGCTTGGACTCAACATTTACTTCCAGAAGAGATGAGACCTGATAAGTGTAATGTATTGGTTTCTGTAGAGCAAAATGAGAATGGTCAATATCTAAAGGTTATTGGAATAAATAATAAAAATATAACTGATGATGTGAAAAATTGGTTTATGAAATGGGGAGAGAAAATGAACACTCCTATTTTGATAGCAGAATAGATAACAAGTTTCCGGTAATTTTCAATGCCTACATTCTATAACTTCAGACAAGATGGTATTGATTATAGTTTTGATGATATCTTTGTACCTGCTGAGTGGTTTCGTGAAGGAAACTTGTATGTTTGGGGAGGTCAATTCAGTCCAGTACTAGGAAATAATACATCAAACGTTGCATCGACTCCAGTCACAACATTTGCTGGAGGAACTAATTGGAAACAAGTTGCTGGTGGTGGTAATCAGACCGTAGCAATAAAGACTGATGGAACTTTATGGACTTGGGGTATTGGAAATCAAGGAAGACTTGGAGTAAATGATACATCAAATAGGATAACTCCAGTCACTACATTTGCTGGAGGAACTGATTGGAAACAAGTAAGTGCTTTTAATCAAGGCACAGTAGCAATCAAAACCGATGGAACTTTATGGGGTTGGGGTGGGAATAATTTTGGACAATTAGGAACTAATGATCTAACTCAAAGAAACACTCCAGTCACAACATTTGCTGGAGGAACCAACTGGAAACAAGTAAGTGGTGGAGGTAGCCATACAGTAGCAATCAAAACCGATGGAACTTTATGGACTTGGGGATATAATGGTAGAGCACAACTTGGAACTAATGATACAACCAATAGATCTACTCCAGTCACTACATTTGCTGGAGGAACTAACTGGAAACAGATCTTACTAAATCCAAATGCAAATCATACATCAGCAATCAAAACCGATGGAACCTTATGGACTTGGGGATATAATAGTACTGGACAACTAGGAACTAACGATACAACCAATAGATCCACTCCAGTCACCACATTTGCTGGAGGAACTAACTGGAAACAAGTAAGTGGTGGAAATAATCATACAGCAGCAATCAAGACTGATGGAACTCTATGGACTTGGGGAAGTCCTGTAGGTGTAAATGTTGGTTTTGTAATCACACCAGTAACTACATTATCTGGAGGAAACAACTGGGCTGATACACCAACATCAGATCCAGAAGATCTTTATACTTTAAGTTCTGGATTTTATCATACGGCAGCAATCAAGACCGATGGAACTTTATGGACTTGGGGAGGTGGATCTAGTGGACAATTAGGAACTAATGATCTAACTCAAAGAAACACTCCAGTCACAACATTTGCTGGAGGAACCAACTGGAAACAAGTAAGTGGTGGAAATAATCATACAGCAGCAATCAAAACTGATGGAACTTTATGGACTTGGGGAATTAATAGTACTGGACAACTAGGAACTAATGATATAACCAATAGATCCACTCCAGTTACAACATTTGCTGGAGGAACTAATTGGAAACAAGTAAGTGGTGGAAATTATTATACATTAGCAATCAAGACCGATGGAACTTTATGGACTTGGGGAATTAATAATACTGGAAAACTAGGAACTAATGATACAACCAATAGATCCACTCCAGTCACAACATTTGCTGGAGGAACTAATTGGAAACAAGTAAGTGGTGGAGCTTATCATACAACAGCAATCAAGACTGATGGAACTCTATGGATTTGGGGATTTAATGGTCAAGGACAACTAGGAACTAATGATACAACTCAAAGAAACACTCCAGTCACCACATTTGCTGGAGGAACTGATTGGAAACAAGTTGCTGGTGGAACTCAACATACAGCAGCAATCAAGACTGATGGAACTTTATGGACTTGGGGAATTAATAGTACTGGACAACTAGGAACTAATGATATAACCAATAGATCCACTCCAGTTACAACATTTGCTGGAGGAACTAATTGGAAACAAGTAAGTGGTGGAGGTTTTCATACATCGGCAATCAAAACTGATGGAACTTTATGGACTTGGGGATTCAACAGTAGTGGACAATTAGGAACTAATGATGTAGAAAATAAACCTACTCCAGTTACTACATTTGCTGGAGGAACTAATTGGAAACAAGTAAGTTGTGGAAATGGTCATACAGCAGCACTTTCAGATGATGGTGTCAATAAACAATTGTATTTGTTTGGAATAAATACTTCGTATCAATTAGGTATTCCAGATACTTTTGCTATTCCAAATCAAGTCATTGGAGAATTTACAAATTGGAAGTCATTACATGCTGCTGCAAATAGAACCGCAGCAATCAAGACCGATGGAACTCTATGGGTTTGGGGTTTTGGAAGTATTCTAAATGGAACTAATGATGTAGAAACTAAACCTACTCCAGTAACTACATTTGCTGGAGGATCTAATTGGAAACAAGTTTATTCCTTTACTTTAGGAACGGCAGCAGTTACCTACGAAGATCCAGCAATCTAAATACTCATAACAACTGAAAAACATTATGAAGACATTATATTTTCTTGGAGGACTTCCAAGAAGTGGTTCTACATTATTAGGATCTATTCTCAATCAACATCCAGACATTTATGTTTCTCCTACATCTCCATTAGGTGATGTAGTAACTGATATAGAAAAATCATTCGGTAAGGTAGATCAACAATTTACTTTTGATCGTAAAGCAATATCTTATAATGTTTATAAAGCAGTCCTTGCTAACTTTTATAATCATATTCCAAAGTCAACAATATTAGATAAGCATCGGTTTTGGGGAAAGAACCTTGATACGGTTCAAATGTTTCTTTCCAACAAACCAAAGATTATAGCAACATATCGTTCTATTCCAGAAGTTCTTACATCTTATATTTCACTTATAGAAAGAACCAAACACGAACACAACTTTATTGATAATCATTTAAGAAAAGATAATCTTCCAATCACAAATAACAATCGTGCTGAATATATCTGGAGATATTATGTTGCCCCATCTTATGAGAGTATGGTCTATGGACTTACAAAATATCCAGATTGGGTTCATCTAGTAGAATATAATAATCTTGTAGAAAATCCAGAAGCAGAACTGAATAAAATCTATGAGTTTCTAGAGGTTCCTTCTCATACAAATACCTTTGATAATATTGATAATGCTTGTGGAGAGCAAAAAGATGAGGCTTGGGGACTAAAAGATCTTCATACTATTCGTCCAAAATTATCCAAAATCTCACAAAATCCTATTGATGTAATAGGAGAAGAAAATGTAAAAATTTATTCTAAGTTTGATTTATGATTAATGTATATTTAAGACACTGTTATTACTCAAAAATTCAAGAGTCTCCGGGAAAACAAAGACCTTCTTGGTGGGATAAAGAAAAGGTATTCCAAAACTTTAAAAATACACTTAATCCAGAAACAACAAATTATACAATCATCTATGATGAACATTATGGAAAGATAGAAGATACTTTCCTAGCACAAGAAAGTAATGTTCATACTATTAATTGTGGCGGGGAAGCAAAAAGTTTTATTGAGACATTAAAGTACATTCAATCTCAAAACCATTCTCCAGATGATATCATTTATTTTCTAGAAGATGATTATGTTCATCAACCAGGATGGGATAAAGTCCTAATGGAGGGATTTACTCTACCAGTTTCTTATGTGACCTTGTACGACCATAGAGACAAGTATGGTGAGTATTATGAAGAGTTTCGTACCAAAGTTTTGTTCACGAATTCTAGTCACTGGATGGCAACACCATCAACCACAAATACTTTTGCTGTTAAGTATTCAACTCTCGTAGAGGACTTTTATACTCATACTAAATATTCTACAGGAGTGGAACCATCGGCAGACCACCAAAAGTTTTTAGAATTATCTCAAAGAGGAAGAGTTCTTATCTCTTCTATTCCTGGTTATTCTACACACTGTCAAGAAGATTTATTATCACCTTGTATTGATTGGAAAAAATACTTATGAACATTACACTTTATGCTATTGCCAAAAACGAAGAGAAAAATGTTGAGAAATTTGTTGAAATCTCAAAGAAATTTTCTCATACTGTTGTAGTTGATACTGGAAGCACAGATAATACAGTTCAACTACTCAAAGATGCTGGTATTGAAGTCTATGAACATCCACAAAGCAGAGAAGAGTTTGATTTTGCCAAAGCAAGAAATCAATCACTTTCTTATGTGAAGACTGATTGGGCATTCTCTCTTGATTTAAATGAAGATCTAGACGAATTCTTTCCAGAAGGTCTTGATGTAATTTCTGGAGAGTTTACAGCATTTAGACACGAACGATATGATAAGGTTGGCGATCAAGAACCAACATTAGGACAAGCATCTCATATTCGTTTTCATAGAACCAAGAATTATACTTGGGTCAATGCTGTTCACGAAACTCCAATCTTTATTCCAACAGAAGAACATCTAAATGAAGTTGCTGTTGATACAACAATTAAGATTACTAAAAGTGTACACCCAAGTGTAGATAAGCAACTTTTCTATCTTTCAATTTGTGAAAGAGAATTTGAGAAAAATCCGACAAGTGTTTATTATCTTTGGTTTATCTTCAAGCATTATTTTGAAGTTAAGAATATTGAAAAGACTATTGAACTTGGTCAAGAATATCTAAATCTTTCAAAGGCATACTTTGACCCAGCAAGAATTGATATATTCATTATGACCAGTATTGCTCTTATCAATACTAAAGATATTCAAAGAGCATCTAATTATGCCTTCCACGCTCTTAGTGAAGCAATGAATATTGGTGGTGATGCTATGGGTAAAGCATTCACTCATCTACTTAATATTGGTAGACTTACTCAAAATCCTAATATTATTGTCTTTGCTTCTGGGTTTAATGAGCAGACAGTATCACTTCCTGAAAGGGTAGAAGCAATTCAGCAATTACATTTAAGTATTAAAAATGAAGATTGAAATTCCAGCATCAGTCGGTGAACTTATAGACAAGATTACTATTTTGGAAATCAAATCTATGTTCACTGATAATGAATATATTACAAAGGAGTTAGAGGAATTAAATTTAATTAAGAGTACTCTAACTCAATATACTTTAGAGTATGAAGTTCAACTTAAAAAGGTGAATGAAAAACTTTGGAAGATTGAAGATAAGTTGAGGCAGTTAGAAAAAGAAAAAAGATTTGATAATGAGTTTATTGAACTTGCTCGTAGTGTTTATATTACTAATGATGAGAGAGCAAGGATTAAAAGAAAACTTAATGATCTTTGCAATTCAGAATATAATGAAGTAAAATTACACCAAGATTATTAATGCCCATGAACTTCGTAAAACTTGCATTAGATAATGGTGGTATTATTAGACCATTAATTATACCTTCATTTTTAAATAATGGATTGGGCATCATGAACCCATCCATTTATAATCAGGATGGTAAAATAATTGTTAACCTGAGAGCAGTTAACTATACATTTTATCATTCTGAGAAAAAAATCTTTCAGCATCCATATGGTCCTCTTACATATCTACATCCTGAAGATGATCTAAAATTGAGAACTTGGAATTATTATTTGGAACTTGATGATGATTATAGTATTTCCAGAGTTAATAAGATTGATACATCCAAATTTCCCGAAAAAGAACTTTGGGATTTCATTGGGTTAGAAGATGCTCGTATTTTTGAATGGGAAAATAAACTCTACACTTGTGGTGTTCGTAGAGACTTAGATGATATTGGTACAGGAAGAATGGAACTCTGTGAAATAGAAGTTCACGATGATAAAGTTGTAGAAGTTTCAAGATTTAGAATTCCAACACCGGGAGATGATGATGAATATTGTTCCAAAAACTGGATGCCAATAATAGATAAACCATATCATTTTGTTAAGTGGTCAAATCCAACAGAGGTTGTAAAAGTTGATCCAGATAAAAAAACTTGTGTGTCTGTTAGTGTCGGTGAACAAAAAGATATTGGAAGAGATATAAGAGGTGGATCTCAGGTTGTTTCTTGGAAAGACTATTATGTTGCTATCACACACGAAGTTGATTTATTCAATAGTGAAACTGGTAGAAAAGATGCAGTTTATAGGCATAGAATAGTCTTTTGGGATAAAGAGTTTAATCTGATTAAATGGACTAATGATTTTTCAATTATGGGAGGACAAGTTGAATTTTGTGTTGGACTTGCTCAACAAGGATCGGATTTCTTAATGACATTTGGATTCCAAGATAATGCTGCATATCTTATAAAGTTTCCTGAAAAAATATTTGAAGATATTATATCTCCTCTAGATCTAGGAGATGAACATATAAGTACACCAACAATAGAAATCTTTAGAGATATTGATATCAAAACCGATTATGCTTTTGGACCTATACATTTTTAAAAATAGAGTGATATGAAAATGACTAACTTACAAGAACTTTTAAATGAGTTTGCTTATGATTCTGAAAATTCTGATTTAAACTTTAAACTCGCATCATACTATCACTCTATAGGACAAACTGCATCGGCAGTTTCTTATTACATTAGAACAGCAGAAAGAACCAATGATAAAAGACTAATCTATTCATGCCTCTTAGCAGCCGCTCAATGCTTTGATTCACAGGGATGTAGATCTGTTTCTGTGAAGGGTCTGATTCAATCTGCAATTGCGGTGGATCCGATCAGACCAGAAGGTTATTTTTTACTTTCAAAGTTTTATGAAAACAAAGAAGAATATCAAGACTCATATTTAATTTCATCAATTGGAGAAAAAGTTTCTGATAATAATTTAGAACCACTCTATGTAAATGTCGGATATCCAGGTTCTTACGGATTAACCTTCCAAAAAGCAGTTTCATCTTGGTGGTGTGGTCTTTGTGATGAATCTTGTGATTTATTTTATTATCTAAAAGAAAATTGTGAGATGGATGAACTACACACAAACTCAGTAAATGAAAATATTGAACTCCTTTTTAAGGACAGAAAAATTAATTGCAATCATCCACCAACACCCTTTAACAAAAAAAAGAATTCACTACTAAGACATAAGTTCCCTGAGTTTGAAACCATTGAGAATAATCACTCTCAAGTGTTCCAAGACATTTTTGTCCTTTCAATGTTGAATGGGAAGAAAAATGGAACCTTTTTAGAAATTGGTGGTGGTGATCCTTATTATGGAAATAACACTGCTCTTCTAGAAAAATTTGGATGGACTGGAGTTTCTATTGAAAATGATGAGACTGATGTAAAAGCATATCAAGAACAGAGACCTAAGACTAAAATCTTATATCAAGATGCTTTGACAATTAACTATAAAGAATTGTTAGAAAAAGAATTTGATGGCAATGAAATTGATTATCTTCAGGTTGATATTGATCCCTGCGATGTCACCTTTCAAGCACTAGAACGCATTCCATTTGATGAATATAAATTTGCAGTGATTACTTATGAGCACGATTTTTATATTGATGGTACGAAATCATATAAAGAAAAGTCTAGAGAACTTCTAAAATCAAAAGGGTATGTTCTTGTTGTTGATGATGTTTCTCCAGATGGAAAATCAAGCTTTGAGGATTGGTGGGTTCATCCTGACCTAGTTGATTCAAAGATCTTATCAAAGATGTCTTTGATTAATGGGAGAGCAAAAAATATGGAAGAATATATTTACGGTGGAAATCAATATGAAACTAACACTAACGCTAATACCAATATTAAAATAATAGATTCTTTTAACATCAATACAAAATCACAATCAACTTCTTGGATTGTAGACAACTTCTATGAATCTCCTGGAGAAGTTCGTAGGTTTGCTCTAGAGCAAGAATATGTTGAGGGTGGGTTCGGTCGTGGATTTATTGGCAGAAGAACTGAAAAACAGTTTCTATTTCCAGGTCTCAAAGAAAGATTTGAGAGTATTATGGGAAGAAAGATTACTGAGTGGGAAAGCCATGGAATGAATGGTAGATTTCAGGTTGCTTGGTCTGGAGAACCATTAGTTTATCATTGCGATAGTCAGAAGTGGGGTGGAATGTTATACCTTACACCTGATGCTCCATTTCAATGTGGAACCACTCTATACGCACATAAGAAAACAAGAGCAAGAACTTATTATGATCAAGGTTGGGATGCTTCTTGGAAAGATGTTCCAGGAGACCCACATTTAGATGGGACACCATTTGAACCTGTTGATGTTCTTGGAAATGTATATAATCGTCTTGTAATCTTTGATGCAAGTGCTATTCATTCAGCATCAGAATATTTTGGAACTGTGATGGAAAACGCAAGACTATGGCAAATGTTTTTCTTTGATACGGAGTAGTTTATTCTTATGCTCGGAATACTTACACTTTTTATTCTTTTCGGATTCTTTATGTTTTTTATGTCTATCTTATGAGACATACATAAGAAAGTTGAAATACTAAAATGAAAACCCTAACACTCACAGAAGACCAGATTAAACTTCTTGCTGATGCGATATGGATGCGTCAGAGATGCTTTATTGCTGGTGATAAAAGATTCAAAGAGTATGGTATAATGTTGGAAGATATTCTTGGAGACCTTGATTATACGCCATCAAGATATTGAAATGATTACTTCAGAAACATCTTACAAACTTGCTGAAATAATTAGAGATACTTTTCCAAACCTTTACAGACCAGCAAAAGACACTTATAATACGAAAAGTAAGAAGAAAAAGAATGTATGATTATTGGGTGGTGACTGACAAAACAACAGGTAGAGTACTTGCTCACTGTGGTGAAGAAGCAGATGCTCTTATGATGATTAGTTTTGATCCTGATAAAAGAACTTACAGGAAACAGAAGTTCATTATGGACCAGGTGATTACGGTTACATCGACAACAGATAAACAACTTCCTGGACAACAAGGATTACCCTCTGCAAAAGAGGAACTGCCACCAATAGAACTTCAGCAACAAGTATGGCTTCCTGAAGGACAGGGAGTTCCAATTAACACTAAATAATTTTCAGTTTATATAAAGATATGAGATTCACAATTTATTCTAGAGAAGGTTGCCCCTATTGCGTCAAAATTGAAGAGGTGCTAAGATTGGCACAACTTGATCATAAGGTCTATAAACTTGATGAGGATTTTACTCGTGATGAGTTTATAAGTCAGTTTGGTCATGGATCAACCTTTCCTCAAGTTATTTTAAACGATCAAGAAAATCTTGGTGGTTGTGTAGATACAATTAATTATTTACAGGAGAATAAAATCATTTAATGGAGAGTAATTTTCACGAAGTTTATTTTGATGTTGAAAGAGCAATTGATTATGCCTTTAATGGAAAATTTGTTCTTAAGTTTTATGATTATTTAAAATCAAAAGGAATAAAAAAGATTGAGGTAGAGCAATTTATCGAAAGTTCTACTGCGAGTGAAATCACCAGCCTGGTCAAAGATCTTGATGATTACCTTGAAGGAGGTTCCGATGAAATGCATAAACAACTTCGTGAAGCATATGGGCATATCCCAAAACCTCAAGCAAGGAAAATAAGAAATTTCTTGCATTCAATTATTGAAGATGCTGTAAAATATAATTATGACAAACGACCAGGAAGAAGAAAGGCAACTAAATAAAAATGATTCCGCGTTTCACATCAATCGTGGAATTGAATTGATGTTAAGACGTAGTAATAGGAGGGAGAAACCATCAAAACCAAAAACATTTCTAGTCCGTTTTGGTAAGATGTTGTCTCTCTTCAAACGAGAGATACATTTTCAATTTGAATTTTTCTTGGACATTGTTAAAAAGTAACTCTCGGGAGAAAACCTATGTTAGCAGTAGCTCTTACTCTAGGAACATTAATATCTGTAATGTTCTTTTTTGTTGGAGGTATGATGGGATGGACCATTAAGCAATACCTTATAGAAAGAAACTATGCTGCTTATACACACCCCGAAATGTTTGATGAAAATGGGAATGTGATTCCCGATGAAATTTTAGCCGTGAGGTTTGAAAACGATTATGACTATGACGAAGACGACGAAGAAGAGTGATCCTAGTACTAGGCAAGCAATTCCTTCAATTGAATTACCTACAAATCCTTTTGTTTTTGAAATTCTAGAATTAGCTTCTACTCAAAAGACTGCTGCCAAAAAGGTAGAAGTTTTAAAAAAGTATGAGCACGATTCTCTGAAATCAATTTTCATTTGGAACTTTGATGAAACAGTAGTTTCACTTTTACCTGATGGTGAAGTTCCATATGCAAATGCTGAAGAGCAAACAGTATACTCTGGAACTCTATCTCAAAACCTATCAAGAGAAGCAAGTGGTGGGGAATCTGCATCAGGACAAGACCTTAATGGAAGAGGAAAGACATCACTTCGCAGAGAGTATCAAAATCTTTATCATTATGTGAAGGGTGGAAACAATACTCTTTCCACAATTCGTAGGGAGATGATGTTTATCAACCTATTGCAAGGTCTTCACCCCAAAGAAGCAGAAGTATTAATTCTTACAAAAGACAAAAAACTTACCGATAAATATAAGATAACATTGGATAATGTTAAACAGGCATATCCCGATATCACTTGGGGTGGCCGTTCATGAGAGCGGTTGTAGGAAAGGAGGAAGTTTTAGTGGAGTGGACACCAGAAGAAAAGAAATCTCTTCCTCCCAGATATGGATGTGAACTTTTATTTGAAAGAACAACACTCAAACAAATTAAGGATCCATCACTTCCCAATGATGCATATCTTGTAATTTATGAAGTTGATGGTAATGCTCACATGGATCTCTGTAGAGGAACAAGAGTGAGAATCTTTGATCTTTATTACGATAAGTTTGGTCCAGGATCAGTTAAGAAAATTGATTTTGGATATGGAAGAACCAATCCCAAAATATGGGGTTATAAAGCACCTGATAAAAAGAAAAGAAAATGAGTGAAGGATTTCAAAATAATAAACTAAAAGTTGGAATTGAAATTTCCACAGATGAAGTTGAAAAACTATTAAAGCAATATAAAAAATTAAAGAAATATATGAAATCTCCTCTGTTCGCAGTGAAAACTATGGATGGGACCGAGAAATATATAAGCGAATTATTAAAAGAAGCAGAGGAGAATGGGTGATCATTATTTACTAAACCTATATGGATGTTCATTTGTCCTTTTGGATGACGAAAAATATCTTATAGACTTATTAGAAAATGCAGCAATAGCAAGTGGCGCAACTGTCGTTCAAACCATTTCAAAAAAGTTTGAACCACAGGGCGTCACTGTTATTTGTTTATTGTCAGAAAGTCATATCAGTATTCACACTTGGCCTGAAGAAGGAAAAGCGGCAGTCGATGTTTATACTTGTGGAGATTGCAATCCCAAGATTGGTTGTGATATGATTACCTATCAACTTTATGCCACTGATCACAAACTAGATTACATTAAGAGATAAAGATTAAGAAATAATAAAAATGGTATAACATTTTACAACAAAAAATTGCTACATAGATTGAATAGGTCTATAATGACCTTACGTTCATCAGAGGAAACTCTGACGCAAGTAGGACGGCGGAACGGTACGTTCATTCGCTATTCGCAAATAGCGAACGCAAACCGCCCGAAGGAACGGGACCTAAAAATCTCATTTCTTTGGAGGAATCCTCATGGCTAAAGTAGTATATCGCGGAATCGAGTATGATACCCAGAAGCGTCTGGAGTATCAACAACAG